GCTCTTTATGGCGGATTGCAGCAAACAATCTCAGGCTACCTTATGCAGCAGATTGCTGGAGCTTCAGCTCACATCCTCAGACCTTATCAGCAAGCATTAAAGTTTCTGCTGGAAGAGCTGTGTAATGATTGGGCAGCAGATATCCGTGATTATAGCTTTGCTCCTTATAATGTGAAGCTGCCAAAGAAGGAGCTACCAAGGGTTGAAGTAGACTTAAGACTAGAGATACCTGGAGACATTGTGCAGAGAGCAACTGTAGCCAGAATGCTTGACCCAACATTCAGCATATCTACAGAAACAGTTACAGATATGCTCTTCCCAGAGATAAAGAACCCATTAGCTGAGCAAGCTAAAGTTGGCAGAGACAGAGCTATGAAGCATCCAATTATGGACACTTTGGCTTTGATTGATGCTTTAAAGACTCATGCAGCTATGCTCAGGGAAGCTGGTGATGCTGAGGGAGCAGCCTTATATGAAGGAGCAATTAGTCTTGTTCAGACAGGAGCATTCCAGCCTGGAGCTGAAGCTGGCACAGTTCCTGGGGTTAGGCCTGAAGTAGTCCCAAGAGAAGCTAGAGCTGGAGCAGAGTTTCCACAGGAGTAGCCTAGGGTTTTTAGGGGTATCCCCTGTAGCTGAAGAATAGGATGATAAGGAGAAGCAGATGCCAAATGGAGAAGTATATGAGAGACAGCTAGAAAAGCTCATATCTGGAGAAGCTGAAGGCTTAGCCAGACTTGGTCAGTCTCAGCAGGAATACCTAAATGCTCTTGAGCGAGAATATACAGCTTGGGTTGAGGTGCCTGAACCTCGCACATACATTGAGAGAATAGCTAAAGCTTTACTGACAATCCCCATAACAATTCAGCAGCAGTCAAAGCTTAAAGATGTAGGACAGCAAATGACTGCCCTTCAACCTAAGCTGGCAAGCACCATCTGGCGTCAGTATATGCTGACTGACCCAGAGCTTATTACTATGTCAGCTGAGGAGCTGTTGAGCAAATACTCTGCTACTCCTGCAAATGAGCCTCTTTATCAGCCAACACTTGAAGATAGGCAGTGGATGGCAAGGCTGAAGAAGAGAATAGGTGATTTAAGTCCTGAATTAGCAATTCCTCCAGGTGTAACTCCAACATTGGAAGAAGTGGGAGCTGCACTCATTGAGCGTCCTCGTGCTGTTCCAATATCCTTACATCAATTAACTACAGATGAAATACTGAAAGCCTTAACAGCCCCAGCTTTGCTTCCCAGATTGCCTACAGCCACTTTGGGAGAACTCACAGACATCTTAGTTGAAGGTGGAGTATCCTTGGCAGATGCTGAGGAGTTACTCAGCCTAGAAGAGTTCACTAAGCAAAGAACAGAAGCTTGGCAAGAAACTTCTTCAGCCATTATTGCTCTAAAGGCTGGAGCAATGCAGCTTGAGAACATAGAAATCCCCTGGACTCAGTGGGCTTTGCTCACAGTTTCAAGTCCATTCTTAGTTGCTGGAGAAATGATGCAGCCATACTTCAAATTCTGGGATTATCCAAGAAGCTTCTTCCTTGCCAGATTAGGTATGAAAGTTAAGGAAGCTGTCTGGCATTGGTTTGACCCTACAGCTGTTCCTCCTTATACTGCAGCAGCACTTACTACTCCAGTGAATATGATGCCAAGAACTTGGGCAACTGAGATGGAAGCAATGTTCCAGGAGAATCTCAAGACTGATAATTTCTGGGTAGCTGCCAGCAAAGCTTGGGAAGATTATGATGCTCCTATAGCATTGAAGCTTATTAGTGAAGTAGCGGCAGACCCAGTAACTTACATAGGCATGGGCATATATGCTAAGATAGCCAAGCCAATCCCTGTTTTAGGTAAAGCTATTGCTGGACTGGAGCGAGGTTATGTTAAACTATGGGATAAGATAATCTTCAACCGCATCCAAGCTGCAGGTAGATGGGTCAAGAAAGGTATTACAGGTGGAGCATTTGTTCATCAGCAGAAAGTCCTAGATGAGAGTATGAAGGCAATAAGCACTGCTACTAATGCTCCAGCTCAGCGAGTTATGCCAGAAACTGCGGAGCTACTTTATAAGGCTGGTCTTGAAGCTTATAAGCTTGAACCTGCAGCTCAGGGTGGACTTTATAGTCTTGGCAAGATTGCTCTTGATGCTGCTGACCCTCGCATAATTACAGATGATGTCATACTTGGTTGGGCTAGAGCTGTGAATAGTCCAATTATTAAAACTACTAAAGATATATCTCCTTACTTTGCTTCTGTGGTGGATGATATTATGGACTTAGCCCTCAGAGGAGTTAAGCAGCCAGCTGAGGCAGCAGACCTACTCTTGAACATCTTTGGAGGTGCTAATACAACCAGCAGGGTAATGCTTCAGACAGCAAAGGCTATTGTAACTAATTATACAGATGATGTATTTAGGGCAGCTACAAGCTTGGTTACTGCTAGACCAACTGACAGATTTGGTATGAAATTAGTGATGCGAGTATCAGCTGCATCAAGAGAGAACTTCATACGAGCAGCTAGAAGTGCCATCTTCTTAGAGAGACAAAAAGGTGGTATGATTGCTCAGATGTTTAATAAGATTGACCCAATAATTAGGATAGTCTGGACTGATACTTTAGAAAGAGGTCTAATCTATCCCTTTGCCAGAGCCAACTTAGCCTTTGGAGCTTATGGTATAGGAAATATCTTTGAGGGCATCTTTAAGCCTATATTTGCTGGCATAAGTCCTTATAGACCAAGATGGCTTGGAGGCTCAGTCATTCAGCCATTAGACTTATATGCCATTATGACTAAGAGAATTACTGGAATAGGTGAGCTGGCAACAGCTACAACCAGACCAGAAATCTATGTTCCTAGGGCTTTAAGTCGTGGAGCACAGAGAAATTGGCAAACAATACTTGATAATTTCCTTTCAGGCAGGTTTGAGTTTCCTGATTGGGCAGGCAGATTAGCTGGTAAGAAGGTAGATTTATATCACTGGCTAGTAGAGAGACCAGGTGTTTTTGGAACTCAGCAAAGAGCTGATTATATGAATAAGATGCTGCTTAACTTTATGGCTGATGAAGCTCCAGACACAACTAGAGCAGTTATAAATACAGTTGAAGCACATATTAAGAGCATTCCTAAGACTGGAGTCAAATTAACTGATGATGCCATAATTGATTATATGAAGTGGTCAGCTCTAGTTGACCCAGATAGTGCTAAAGATATGTTCAGAGCAATCTGGAATACTAAAGATGTGCAGCAGGTAGAGAAGCTTATGGCTAAGCTTCCTTACATTGATGCTGAGCTGGCTGAGACTGTGATGAGAGCTACTGCCAGTGGTGATATATTCAAGAATGGTGGCAGAGCTATTGATGATTATATGGCTAATCTGTCCACTGCTCATGCAGCCAAGTTAGTCCGTAGCCCTGAAGTTATAGCTGGAAAGTTCCAGAATCTTTCAAGACAAATAACTGCTTTCACTCCTGAAACTTATGACCAGCTGGTTGCTGTGGCAGATGACTTGGTGCAGATGGTAGATTTAGAGCAGGCACTAATTAGAAGTGTTCTTAGGCAAGCAGAATATGAAGGCAGAATGCTTGGAAGAGCACCTGGAGCAAAAACTAAGATGTTTGATTCCGCTTGGAAAGGAATAGGAGAGTTTCTTCCAGTGGCAGATGATGCTGTAGATGGTGTTGCTGGACATCTGCTCAGGCTAGCTAGAGAATTGCCAGATGATATATTACCAGCAGCTAAGCGAGCTCAGATGATTAGTCTAGCAGAGTCTCAAATAGCAAAGCAGAGCTACATCCGAGAAGCTCGTGTTGCTGATGCAGCATTTCTTGGCAGAACAAACTTTGCTGAAGCTAGAAGATTAGCCAAGACTAATCCAGCAGCTGCAGATGACTGGTGGACAAGGTTTCATGCAACCAGGGATACCTTCTATAAGGGAGCTTATGATAAGTATCTGAGAGAGCTTGAAGGAGCTGATACTGTTGCTCGTGGTCTTTTAGATGAGCTTCCTATACCTCCAAGAATAGATGCATCAGCCAGAAAGCTAACTACAAATGATGTTTGTGAACTGCTTGGTGGAGGCAGTGGAGATGATTTGCTCAGAAGCCAGTTCCTTGTTGAGTTACAGACTATGCGTGAGAAGGCAGAGTTTGTAGCCACAGTAAGAGGCAGAGCAAATCTTATGGCTAAAGCTTACAAAACTACAGCAGATGAATTAGGATTTACAGCTGAGAAGGTAGGAACTGTTTATGATGAACTCATAGGCAGAATGGGAATAGATGCAGCTACAGCTCCCCCACTAGAGCCTGTCTTTAAGCAGGTAGAGGAACTTAGGCAGGGTTTGTGGAGAACCTTTGAGAACAAGGGAATAACAGAGTCCAAGCATGCAGCATTATCCAGCTGGGTAGATGACCTTGCAGATGACTTAGGCAGAATTCCTAATTATAATACTGCTGAGTGGCATGGAATGAGGCAAGCAGCTCACGATTTAGCTGCCAAAGAATACTTCAAAGACTTTGCTGATTATATGCATCCCTCAATTCTTAATCAGACAATGAGAACAATCTTCCCCTACTGGACTTATGAAGCTCACAGATGGTTCTGGATACCAAGAGAGTTTCTGCGTCATCCTGGGATGATGCCTGCTTATGGCAGTTATATGGATAAGACTGACAGAGGTTATGTCCAGATGCCTTGGATGCTTTCAGCTAACTGGATGCGTGGCACTATCTTTATGGGTGGATTTACAAGATTAGTCATGAGAGACTTTCCAGAGTTCTATGACAACTTCCCAGAGGTTGCTGGAGCAATAGATTTCTTTGGCAGATTTGGTTTCTATCCTAATATACTGATTATGGGAAGCTTAGCCTTAACTGCTGGAGCTGACACTCGCAGGCGTGCTCAGTTGTGGGAGCTTTATCCTCCCTGGACTAAATCTCTTCTGGGAACATATTTTGGATTAACTCAAGACCCAGTAGCCAAGACACTCCTGAATACAATAGCTCCTGACAGATATAAGGATTATTATAGCTTGCTGATAGGTATGGGTAAGGTTGCTCGTGCTCCTCAGCAGTATCCAGATATTGACCCAATAAGCATTTGGTCTAATAGATTGAGAGGAGTAGCACTTACTGATGAAGAGCAGAAGTTCTGGGATAACTGTGTAAAGGAAGCTTTCCGTTATGGTGTATTGATGGAACAGGGAGGTATATTCAGATTGCGTCCTGCTGAGTTAAACGAAGCCTTGAATGAAGTGGAAGAGCTAATTGCTAATATCACAGGCATCAGTCCAGAGCAGCAACGCAGTTTGCGTGCCAGAGGACTGCGTTATAATGATTATATCAGAAAGTATATCTCAGTTAATAACCAGAGATTGTTGAATGAGTTGGATGCATTTACACTTTGGGCAGGCAGGCAAGTTCCAATAATTCCCTCATTGGAAGCTGAGCAGATGGTATTGCAGAGTGAGTTCTGGCGAGAGATGGATGTAATAAGAAAGGCAGCTAGAACAGAAGGCATCTTCCGTCTTAATCCTGAAACTGGGGAAAGAGAAGAGAAGATAATGGATGGACAAGAAGTTATTGATGCTCTAGGTATTTCATCTGGCAATATGCGTAGATGGAGAACTGATAGTTCAGAGTTGATGGGACAAATGCAAGTGGTATTTAACACTCTTAAGAATACCAGAGCTTACAGAGATATTCCCATCACACTTGAAGACAGAATTAAGAGATGGGAAGAGGAAGGAATTCTGCCTTTAGCCCTTCATCCATCTGAAGAATTAATGCATAAGTATTATGAGATAACTGTGGAAGAAATAATGGAGTGGGATGAAGAAGGCAATGAGATGGTATATGATGACTGGGATACCTACTGGGCACTTACTAGAGCTGTAGTAGAAGCTATTGGAGATGTTGACAAAGAGCTACAAGCAGAATTCCTTGCCATTCTTGATTATTACCTTACACCACTACAGAAGAATTCCAGAGATGTAAGCAGAGATTACCTGTTTCCTTATAGGACAGGTGTTAGAGCAGCAGTTCTAGCCCTCTTTACAGAGGAGGAAAAGAAGCTACTCCTTGAATATACTGTAGCTCCACCTGAGAGAAGAGCAGAACTCAGGGAAGTAACCAGAGCTGATGGGCTTAAGCTTGTGAGTCAATTCACTCTAGCTATGCGTGATGCCAGAAGAAGCTATCGTATGCTTAATCCTGAGCTTGATGCTTGGCTAAGGTTCTTTGGTTATACAGAAGCAACATTAACATCTGAAGCAGATATTCTTTACCATCAATATAGAGATGCCTGGAATATGCCTTACTAAGGGAGGACACTAATTATAGCTATAACATTATAATAGTATAGGATTAAATCTCCCTTGACTGCCAGAAGCTATGTATGTTATGATGGAGGCAGAGTAAGAAAGGAGTTAAAACAATGGCTGATGAAGATAAGAAGATGGTTCCTGAGTCAGATTTAATGGCTGTTAAGGAGACAGCAAAGAAGGATTTAGGTGTGTTGCAGTCTCAGCTTGATGAAGCAAAGAGTCAATCTGATACTCATTACACTAGCCTTCTTTCAACACAAGCAGAAAGAGATAAAGTTACTGCTGAGCTTGAAGAGCTTAAGAAGGAGGTTGAGCAGTTGAGACCCCTGTCAGCTGATAAAGAAGGGCTGACAAAACAGATTAAGGAGATGGAGAAAACACTCCTTGATGTCTCAGTCAAGAGGCTTGCTCAGGTCTATAAGGTGCCTGAAGATAAGCTTCAAGGTAAGACATTAGCTGAACTCAACGCCATAGAAGAAGCTTTCAAGCTTACTGGCAGAGAAGCAGGCAGGTTTGATATAGCTGGGTCTGCTATCGGAGCTGGTGAAGGGCTTTCAGCTAGGGAAAAGGTTAAACGAGGGCTGGAGGAATTAAGCAAAAGGTAAATAAGTTAGGAGGAACAGTAATATGGCAATTGTCGGACATTATGACGATTTAGCTGAAGCACAGAAGCTTGTTCAAGATAAGCTGCTCATCTCTGGCATCATAGAGGAGATAATTGAGGAAGGTCAATTACTTCCTAAACTCCCCATCTTCACCATTGATGCTAAGAGCGTAGTCTATAACAGAGAAACCTCTACTCCCTCAGCTGCATTCTATGCTATCCATGAGCAGATTCCTTGGAAAGCTGATGTAACTTATGCTACCCAAGTGGAGCTAGAGCTTAAGCGTGTAGCCAGACAGGACATCCTGGATAACTTCATTATGAAGACTTACAGAGTTCCCAATGACTACAAAGCCTTAATCCTCAGTGAGCTTCGCAAAGGTTGTATGAGAACTATTGAGGATAAGCTCATCTATGGGCAGGTATCATCTGATGCCAAAGAGTTTGATGGTATGTGTAAGCTGGCAGCTACAGCAATGAGACTTGGTATTGATGGACCACTGGGTCTATCTCGGTTAAGGGTAGCAATTGACGCTGTAAAGCCAAAGCCAGATTTCATTCTTATGCCATTTGAACTTCAGAGGCGTATGGATGCTGCCATGTGGGAAGCTGGTATCTCAGCTAACTCCATCATCAGAGTGGCAACTGGAGCTCAAGGACTAGGTGAACGAGTAACCTATTTTGAGGGCATTCCAATCATTCCATCAGACTACCTTGTTGCTGAAGCAAATGATGGCAGGACAAAGTATAGCTCAGGCACTAAATTCTACAGTGTCTACTTAGTTAGGCTAGGACAGATTGAAGCTGGTGGATTATGCTTATGCATAGGTGGAGATACTGGAGGTCCAGATTTCTTCCATATTGTTGAGCTGGATGAGCTTGAGGATTATGATGCTGCAGGCATCAGGTTTGTAGCATACTGTGCATTAGCTCTGGGCAGCACTAAGTCTTTGTATCAGGTTTACGCCTTAACTGATGCAGCTGTAGTGGCTTAAGGAGGTAGCTGTGAAAGGTAATTGGGCAGTAGTAATAACAGCTATTCTCTGTATCACAGCTTTGGAGCTTTATGCCATGCATCAGCAAGTGGATGGTTACTTATTCTCATTAGCTGTGATAGTGGTAGCTGGACTAGCTGGTTTCAAGGTTAGGGACATAAAGTTCTTTTGGAGGAAGTAAGATGGCAGCAAGAAGAGGACGAAGAAGACTTTGGATAGCTGGAGCAATCCGAAGACCTGGAGCTTTCACTCGGAAGGCTGGGAGAGCAGGTAGAACTGTAAGAGCTCATGCAGCTCATATTATAAGAACTAACCACGCAAGGCATGGGCTAAGAACCTTCAGGCAAGCAGTTCTAGCCAGAACTCTTGGGAGGATTGGTGGAAGAAGGCGAGCAGGGAGGAGAAGAAGGAGGTAGCATATGGTTTGAAACTGAACCTTATCAGTAATAGCAAGGCTTCAAGTGGGTGAGCCTTAAAGATAATCACCCTAAATAAATTAAGGAGAACTAAACAAGATGACAACTATAATCAATCATGACCTACGAGTAGTAAATGGAAAGACAATCTACATGCCACCTTGGTATGGTGGTGGAGTAGAGTTTGGCAATCTTGATTTGCCAGATGTCTACACGCTGGATACCACCCAGAAGTATCCACTTGGCACAATCTTTAGGGATGGTATAAGGACATTCATCTACACATATATTGACCAGGGTGGTTGGACACTCACAAACAATTTTGGTGGATACTTCTGCAAAACTAATGCTACACTAAAGGAACTCACCGATGCTCTTATCACTGGTGCTAGTGGAGCAAGCACGGTAGAGCTAAACTATGGTGCATCTGCTTGTGCAGCCAACAAGTATGCTGGTGGTTTGATGGGCATAAAAGGCCCTTCAGATGGTGTTCGTGGTTCTCGCAGCATTATCTCTAATCTTGTCAAGGACAGTGATAACTATGTTGTCTTTACCATTGATGGCACTTTACCAGAAGCACTCACAACCAGCGATGATTTCTCGCTTATAGAGAATCCATATGCTTCAGTGAGAAGTTACACATCAGAATCAACTGCTGACCTTGAGGAAAGTGCCATGTATGTAGGTGGCTTAGTAGTTACGATGGTGGATGCTCGTTATATGTGGGTGCAGACCTGGGGGCCTTTCTTTATGATTGGTATCAATGAGTCCTTTGAGGGTGATGAAGCACCACAACAGGGAGTTACTGCCTACCACGGTTCTGGTAACAGGCATCCCAGCTATGCTAATGCAATAGCACAATTAGGGATGTATACTGGTGCTCTGCAACAAGTTGGTTGGGCTTTACCTCATAATGCAGCAGTTTCTAGCATTGGTGAAATGATATTCCTGACGATACATCCATAAGGAGGAGATAAGTGAAGAGAGCAGAATTGGAGCAGATGGATATTCCAACTTTGCAGGAGTTAGCCAAAAGCAAGATTACGGATAAGAAGAAGCTGATTGAACTGTTGGCTGGTAAGCCTAAGAAGTCAGCTCCAAAGTAAAGCTAAAGGCTTCTGGGAGCAAGCCTGAAAGGTAGAAATACCAGCTCCCAACTACACTAAGATAGAAAGAATAAATAAAGGAAGGTGTAAATATGGCGTTACCATATATTGTTACAGAAGCTGTATGGACAGCTAAAGCTCTTACAGAAACTAAGGAGCTTAAATCAGATTTCTCCAAATGCATCACCAAAGTCATAGAAGTCATTACTGATGGCTTCTCAGGCACTTTGGATATTCAAGGCAAGCAATCTCTTGGGGCAACTTATGACAATATCCCTTATCAGCTTATGGGTCAGGCTGCTCCACAAGCTGCCTCAGTAGCTCAAATCAGTGTTGCACTCAACTCAGCCAGATATAGATATGTTGTGCCTGAGTATTGGAGTTTCTTAAGGCTGGTGATGACTAGAACAGCTGGAACTATCACAGTAACTGTTCTTGGAGTTGATACAGCATTTCTCAAAGACTTGATTGTGAAGCTGGCAGCTAACACTGGAGTGGATATTGGCGATGTAGATGTTCTGTCCATAGCAGCAGGAGCTAATATAATTGGTAAGGTAAATATAAAAAGAGTTCCTGTTATTACTCCAACTACAGGTGGGGCAACAAAGGCAACAGCCATAGCCACTCTGGCTCCAGGTGCTGCTTTTAAGTTGCTTGGAGTCAGGATACATTTCAATGGGGTGCTTGATGCTGCGGAGACACTTACAATAACCAGGAACTCTGCAACAGATGCCTACGATACTCCACTCTTTACCTTGGATATAGGAACTCCAGATATTGTAGATGTAAAGATACCATTTGGTGGTGAGGATGATTTCTACAGTGCTACTGATGAGATAGTTATAGCTCTAAGTGCCAACGAGCAAAGCAGAGTTTGGGGCTGTGATACTATCCATGAGTTGGTGTAAAGATGAGGACTCCAGTAATAGATGGACAAAGCATAGACCAGTTTATACCAGCTGACTTACGGCATATGTTCTACCAGCATCCAATGCCTAAGTATAAGTATGCCATCCATAATGGCTATGCTCCTCATAGCTTCTCAGTTGATGGGCTGGTGCTGTATCTGCCTCTGTGGGCTTTGAAGGGTTCTAGTTTTAAGTCAGTAGATGCCTATAAGCATACTGCTACAGTTACTGGTGCTGGCTGGACACCTCAAGGTAGAGCCTTCAATGGTTCAACTGATAAAATTACAATTCCTCACAATGCAGTCTTCAACACTCCAAAGGGCTTTTCAGTAGCATTATGGCTCAAGGTTAATAACCTTCCAGCAGAAAATTACGCTGGGTTTATACGAAAGGGAGCTACGGGAGCAGGTGGTGCTTGGAACTTTCACTTACATAGTGCTCGCCATTTCTATTTTGTTATTAGGAATGCTGCTGATGATGCTGATGCTAGTTCGTATTACACACCAGCTACTCCTGGGACTGGGGTCTGGTATTTTGTAGTATGTTATCACGACTTAACTAATGCGGGAATGTATGTTAATGGCTCAACTGCAGGAGTAACTACTGCTGCAGCAGCTTGGGATTCAAACACCAATTCTAATGATATTGAACTGGGAATTGATACTTATTATCTTGATGGATGGGAAGGTGAGGCGTGGCTTTACAATAGGGCTTTAACATTGGCAGAGGCTTTACATATGTATAACTGCACAGTATGGAGGTATCAGTAAAAAAGGAGGAATGATATGCCTACAGCTGCAGAAGGATTAACAGCACAAAGCACAGATGAGGAATATAGAGAAGGAGT